AAAGGGTGAGCCATTACCTTACGATGGTGAAGCTGTTATGAAAAGATGTGAAAAGTATGGTTGTAAAGCTAGTTCATCTAAAACATATGAAAAGACAAAATCTGATGATTATCAATTTATGGAACAGTCATTTAAATTAACCGAAGAACTTAAAAGAATTAAAATTTTAATGCAATAATTTAATTATTGGCATATTTATAATAAAAGATAACAAATAAACTAAAACAATAGATTATGGCAGATTTGCTGATGAGGATGCCCGTCCCGTATGAACCAAAGAAAAAGAATAGGTTTATTTTCCGATTTCCAACACCACTTGGTATTCAAGAATGGTTTGTGGCATCAGGTTCAAGGCCTAGTATTACAATAGATGAAGTAGAAATACCTTTTTTAAACACCTCAACATATGTTGCTGGTAGATTTCTTTGGGAGACAATTGATGTTACATTTCGTGACCCAATTGGTCCTTCGGCAGCTCAAGCACTTATGGAGTGGGTTCGTTTACACGCAGAATCTGTTACTGGTAGAATGGGATACGCCGCAGGATATAAAAAGGATGTTGAATTGGAGCTGTTAGACCCAACTGGTGTTGTTATTGAAAAATGGATTTTACAAGGAACTTTCTTAACAGGTGTTAACTTTAATGACTTGGACTATTCCTCTTCTGATATTGCTGATATAAACGCAACCCTTAGATTTGACAGAGCGGTTCACGTATTCTAGTATTATTTTTTTCTAAATAATAAATAAGCTGGTATTATAATCCCAAGACATATTATGATAAGGGATATATAAGGTGTGAACGTTACTAAAGCTATTAAAATAAAAATTATTAATAAGGTCCATAGGGCCATTTTTTCTATTTGATTTTTGTTTTCCATTTACTACAGATTATTTAAACATATATTCCATAACCATTAAATATAGTCATTTATTATTACTTTTTTTATTATTATTTTGTTTTGGTTTAACTATCAATTATACCGTATGGGTATAAAAATAGGGTAGCATTAGTCCCCTTACCAATCAAACCTTATATCGTCTTTCGAACCATAGTTATTAATCGAATAACCCCCATTGAAATCATCGTAATCAAATAGGTCTTCAAATCCATCATCAGACTCTTCATTAATATAATCCTGCCATTCATCTTTAGCGTCGTCATCATAATTCTCATAATCACTTGGACGTTCCGTTGGGCGTTCCGTGATAACGGGACCACTAAACCTATCCCATAATCTTTGTTTTGGGGTTTCTTGAGGTCTGTCGTATCTAACCTCACCTAAAACACCCACTAATTTAAGACCTAATTCAAAAGCATTTTCAACATCATTCACTAAAACGTACTCATTATTGGTATGATATTTATAGTATCCCGCGGCTAAATTTAAACAAGAAAAGTTAAATTTCTCAATTAATTGCCACGCGTCAGTATAGGGATGGTTAGCCCAATCACTAATACCATGTTCAAGTATTAAAGGACTAACCTTTTCACCAAATTCAGATTTTTTACCAAATAAGTCTTTTCCCATTAAAGACATACTCATAGAGTCACCTTCGGGAGAGTCATATTGGATAGCGTAACCCACGTCCTTAAAGAAGTTGGGGTCTGCGTGTTGTGAACCCAAACACCCAATTTCCTCAGAAACGAAAAAAGCGGCCTTAACGTTGTCCAACTTGTCCAACATTTCAAGACAAAGATAAACACCACACTTATCATCACCACCAATACCCGATGGTTGACTTGTGACTTTATCCATACCTGTCAAGATTATGCCATTTTTTTCGTCTTTGGTTTCCACAACAGTTAGGTTGTGGTTAATTTGATGAACTGTATCAGTATGAGCAATAAAACAAGGATAAAACTCAGCCTTACCTTTTGTGACATACACATTATTATGTCCATCGATTATATAATCGTAACCCTTATCCTCCAAAACACCCCCAAGATATTCAACCATAAGGTCTTCTTCTCTTGTGTGTGTTGGGACTGAAAGGACTTCTTTTAATCTATTTAATTTTTTTTCTGTCATAGTTTTTTTATTTGTATATACAAATATAGTAATAATTTTTTTAATGGCCAAAAAAATCAATTTTTTTCTATTTATTATCACAAGCTTTACTTTATGGGTTATATCCATAAGATTATATTAATAACAAGTATAAAAAATAGTTTTTATAATGTCAAATACAAAAACGAAAGAAAAAACAAACGATGAATTTCATTTTGAAGTTCCATTTGATGTAATTGAGTTACCGTCAATGGGGTTGTTATATCCTGGTAGACAATCAACGGTTAAAGTAGAATATTTAACTGCATCAGATGAAAATATATTAACATCACCAAATTTACTTAAAAGTGGTAAAGTATTGGATGTGTTGTTGGAAAGGAAGGTTAAGGATTCCCCAGTACCATTTAGTGATTTACTATTGGGTGATAGAAACGCGATAATGGTATGGTTAAGGGCAACTGGGTATGGTCATATGTACCCTGTTAGATTAGTAGACCCAGTTACAGTAGAAGAATTTGATTATGAGGTCGATTTAAATGCCTTGGAAACAACTTCTTTGGTGGTGGAACCAAATGAGAATAATGAGTTTTCTTTTGATTTACCTATTAACAAAAAAACAATAAAATTTAGACTTTTAACTGTTGGTGATGAAAGACAAATTGTTGAAAAAGCAGAAAAAAGAAAAAGAGCAACAAAATCATTAATATCAAATACATTAACATATCGATTGGAGAGACAAATAACTGAGGTTGATGGCAATCGTGACCCAGCTTTTATTTCTAGATTTATACAAGTATTGCCGGCAATGGATTCTCTTAAATTTAGAGAATATTCTGATGAAATAGAACCAGGAATTGAGTTAGAGGTGGACGTGGAGGGCCCCTCTGGGGAGAACTTTCGTAGTCCAGTTCCCCTTGGACTCAACTTTTTTTGGCCTAACGCCCGAGTATAAGTTAGGTTTAACACAAGAAATTTATTATATGGTTAAACATATGAGATTCTCTTACGAGAGTATTATGTCCATGCCTATCTATGAACGTAGGTTATACCTTGATTATTTCCAAAAAGAAATGTCTGAACAAAAAAAGGAATACGACAAAGCAAAAAGAAAATCAAAAAGGTAACAAAATATTTTTAGAGCATATTTATGAATAAATCCTTTTTATGAATAAAAATACTATAGAAGTTGTTAAGGATAAAATTTTATTTAAGTTATTAAATGAGGATGACCCTTTATTATATGGTAAACCATATAAAAAAGAGTTAAAGGGTGGTCCTGAGGATATAGAATCAACACAAGCTAGACTAAGGTCAACTGACGATGATTTAAAGTCGGCCTTCAATAAGTTTGATATGGGTAGTGATTTGGGGTTTTATCCATTAGTATCAATGGGACAACCATTTAATGTAAGTTTCACATTAAAGGAATCCAAAGATGTCCCAAAATCGTGGAGGGGTGAAGAAACAACAATACAGGATTCAAAGAGGTCGGCTTATAATGCATTAATATGGTTGGACCCCGATTCTTTTAAGATGGTATCTAATAATAAAGTAGATAAAACTTATAAGTTTAAAATATTGAAAATAGATGGTGGGAAGTTACCAGTGGATAGTTATCTTGAGTTTTTAGGTAATGAAATAAATATTACCGATAAAAGAACAGAAAAAGTAACACCTAATTTAAGAACAAAAAAACCATATAAAGTACAGATATCAAGTGATTCGGTTGGTCCCGAACCAGGTCCCGAACCAGGTCCCGAACCAGGTCCCGAACCAGGTCCCGAACCAGGTCCCGAACCAACACCACCACCAATTCCAGAATCAATAAGAAAAAATAGAAATGAAATATTTAGACTTTTATTAAAAAATTATGGTGGACTTAATGGTAAGGTTGTTTACGGTGATGGGTTTGAAGATAAAGATAAATCTAGGGAGTATAATAAAATGGTAAAAAAGAAAGACCCAAAAAGGAAAGCGTTTAGAGACAAACATATGACTGATTGGGGTAAAATGATAGCTAACCTTAGAAAACGATTTCCAG